CGTGCCCATAAAGTTCACCGCTGCGCGGCCCCAGTCGGCCAACTTAGACAACACGGTGTCGATCGTGTGCCCTAGTTGATCGAACGCCGTCTCAAGGGTTCCATCTTGTGAGATCTTCGTGACCCACTCGTTGAATCCCTTACCGGAATCGTTGAGCCACTTAGTGATGTCGGGGAGTTCTTTTGTGAACTCATCGATGAGCCCGGATATGCCTGAAGTAAATCCGCTCAGATCGATATCGGAAAAAGCTTGCCCGATTCGCTCGATAGACTGCTCCATGCGCGGCCCCGCTAGGCCGTCCAGGGCGCTGTCAGCCATGTCGGCGAGGCCCTTGGTTACCCCCGGAAGTGACGCTTCAAGTTTAGGGAAGATCTCGTCAGCGATACGCTGCATCACCGGAGTGAAAGAGTCCTCAGCCGTCTTCGACATCGTCTGCTGAAGACCCTCAAACGGCTCCTTGATGCTTTCCGCCGCCTTCTTGAAGCCGTCCAGGCCTAGCGTTATAGCCGCAATAGGGGCGGCTATCATGCTGATCATGCCAGGTATAGCTAGAAGCGAAGTGGTAATCAAACCCATCAAAGGCGCTGCAACCTCTGCTACGCCCGCCAACACTACTGCGTAGCCGGCAGGATTGATCCCAGTGCCGAAGTTGGGAACTAGATCTGCGCCTTTACCTCCACTCCCTTTTGTTGGAGTTTTGTTTCCTGGCTTATTCTTCTCTTCGTACTTGACGGGAATTGTCAACCCGTCGCCTAGCCCCAACCTGTTCCTAAGGACTTTAGGGTTCCACCACTTGAGATCAGGTTTAAGTGCTAGCGCTAGATCTTTGTTCCCAGCAAGTGCTTTGTCGCGAGCACGTTCAAACTCTTGGATGATCCGGTTGCTCTCAGAACGCATCTGAGCAAACTCGAACTTAGGGGCACTGACCTTCTCGAAAGTCCCTCCGCGAAGGAAATCCTTTTTCTTTTTGTCCCACTTGAGGTCAAGAAGATCCATCTTCTTCCGCATCTTCTCGACATCTGTGTCGAGAGATTTGGAGTCGATGTTGAACTTGACCTTGTTCTTGGACATGGCCTCTGCGGCCTTTTTGGCCTCAGCCGTTGCTGCCTTGGTGTCCACAGACACCTTCGCCTTAGAAGCCAGGCTCTTCTCAAGACCATCGAGTTGCTTCTTGAGTTCCTTGCGGAACATCTTCGTGTCAGGGGAGACCTTGACAGTGATCCGGGCTACCTGGACACCTGTAGCCATACCCGGTTTCTTAGCGCCCATTGATCATCTCCTCCTTATGCCGCTGAGCGGCGAACATCGAAGCGGCGATAGCCGCGAAAGAACCAGGCTTAGGCCTGTGGTCTTCACCATCCGGCGTCGGGAACGGCGGTGGTGCAGCGGGTTTCGCCCGCTTCGGGTCGCGGTGAACCATCGTCTGGATGTAGTTACCGACCCTCGCAGCGTTGACCAAAGCGACCAGCGCGTAGCGGTCGGTGTCCCAACCACGGAACTCGGGGCCACCACGTCTCGACGCGAAGAAAGCCCCGTCGCTGGGCAGGTGCATGATCAGAGACAGCACATACCTCGGTGACAGAGGTTTCTCCTCGGAGAAAAGATCCCGCAGATCGACGTTGTAGTACAGGAGGAGATCAGCGAGGATAGCCTCGCCGTGCCTGTCTAGGAGGCCGGCGAGGGCTGAGCTTCCCCCACCTGGGACTCACCGATCCAACGGGTCAACACAGCCGTGTACAGGTTCGCTTTGATCGTCGGATCCTCGTGATCCAACGCGGCGATCAGCTTCTTCGGGGTAGAGGCGACAAGCTCGAAGATCTCACCGCAACGCTCGGTGACAGCCTCAGACCACTCGGCCAGCGACTCGTCGTCGTCGTCGTCGCTGACATCGAGACCGTTGATAGCCTCGATCGCGGAGATGACAGCCTTGCGCTCTTTCTCCCGCAGCCGCAGCAGGCTTTTGAGCTCGACCACCTTGCCGTCGCCAAGCTCGACCCGCGTAGGGGAGTAGCGCCGGATGGTCTCCTCGCGGAGAGCGTCGAGAGTGAAAACGTTAGACATGTAGCGGACCTTTCATAGAGTGAGATGGCGGGCACAGAGGAGCCAGGAGGGGGGATGGGCAGGCCCGCCAAGGAAACCCATCCCCCCAGTCACGTTGTCGCCTAGGCGAACAGATCCTGGTTGATCCACGAGAACAGCAGTTCACTGCCGTAGTCGAGGAACGTGAACTTGATCGGCAGCGCAGCCAGATCATCGATCGGAAGTTCGATCTTGTCGTCCCGCTTCACCGCAGCCTTGTGGAAGTGGAAGCCCAGGCGCAGCGAGCCGTCCTGAATGACCACCAGGCCAGCGGCCTCGGCGTTGGTGTTCTGCGAGTTGCTCGACACACCGAACACACCCGAAGTGGTGGAAGCGTTGGGGCCGTAGTAGAGGCCCAGAGCGTCCTTGTCGAACTGGTGCAGGACAACAGACAGATAGTCGATCGGGTCGTCCTTCTGGATCTCCCGCAGCTTCTTCTTCTGCCACGAACCACGGATCTCGGTGGTGTCACCGTCGTATCCGAACTCGGGGAGAGTTCCCCGGCTGGTGTGGCCGGCGTTGTTCCATCCCAGTGCCGCAGACTTAATGGTCACCGGAGCAGCAGGCGAAGTGCCGCCAGTCAGCGTCGGAGTCGAAGTGATCGTCTGAGAGACGTTGGCTTTGGATCCAGCCCACGCCACATCGAACCCGTTCGCGTCACTGATCAGCGCCCCAGAGACCACGACGTTGCCAACACCGACGGCGGTGAGAGCCTCGAGCGCGGTACGCACGGCGGCGGTCGTCGCGTTGAACGGGATCGCGCCGGTCGTCTGACCGCCGACGGTCAGGGTGAACGTGCCGCCGGTCGGAGCGCCGGTGATCTTCAGGGTCTGAACCTGAGCCCCGTAGGTGGAGAGGTCGATCGTCTTCAGGGCAGCCGGCGTCGGAGGCGGCGTGCCCACGGGGCCGACGAAGATATAGCCGACCGCAGCGGTCAATACCGCCGAATCATTCTGTGCCATAACGGCATTACCTTTCGGTTAGAGAATTGTTCTGGGTTTGCGTACACCTAGCCGAATCAGCCCTTGGATACGCCACGAGTCTTGGAACAGGGAACTGAACTGCGTAGCGCCCATCGTCTCGTACATAAATTGCAGGTAGCCGGCACTCGTCTGAGTGCCGTTCTTGACAGCGTCGTACAGAACCTCGAGAGCGGTCTCGTAGAGCTCCTCGCACTCGATGAGCCCGTCGGTGGAGTACGCGGACATCTCGATCACCGGCATCGAATGGATCGTTGGCGCGTCCGGGTTGCGGATACCGCCGATACGCCGGATGTTGATCATCGGGAACTCCCGATAGTCGATGTCAGGAATCCAGGTAGTGATCGTCACACCCGCCAACCTCGGATCGGCCCTCAGAATCGGAGCCACGACCGCCTGGGGGCGGGGCATGACCGACATGAAACCTCCTAGGAGACAGACCCCGCGATAGCGGCGCGGGACAGGATGTACTCGGCGTCAGGCGGTTTCGTATCGGTTCCCGCGAAGACACCGGATGGCTCATGCCCGAACTCCAGCGCCATAGCGTTGGGTGCGACGAGCGCCGTGTAGTATTCCACGTCGCCCTCATCGTCCTCGATGCGAGCCGGGAAATACCCCGTCTTCGACACACGAGTCGTCTTGTTCGCCGCAGCAAGATTCTGCTTGGCACGCCGCGTGACACCGTCCCGATACCGCTTCAACGCCTGGTGGGTGTCAACGTGTCGCGCTGCGGCTTCGTTAGCGTTGAGATAAACCGTAGCCATCACGCGTCCCATCGAAGATGGGGTGCTAGCCGGTGAACTTCGTTCATCGTCAGAACCTCTTGATCGTGTAGTCAACCCGCTCCAAGGCGGGTGACGAGTCGTAGACGGTCGCATCCCCGAACAGAGCCCAACGCTGCCCTCGCCAGACGATCTCTGACTGAGCGCCCAGGATCCCGTGCTCCCTGGTGAACGAACGCGGGAACCGCATCCGATACACCTTCTCAGTCTCGAACCCCTCGTTGTCCTGCTCGGCACGACGAGCCGACGTACCAGACTGATTAGCCACCTGTAGCCGTGCGATCGCCTCGATCGGCGTCTGAGATGGACGCGTACGCTTGTTGCCGTCCGCGTCTATCACCATCTCCTCTGGATACACCGTCACAGGCTGATACCTAGCCCCTGTGTCGAGGAGACTCACGGCGAATCCGTAACGTAGGTAGCGCGAGACTTGTTGCGCTTGGGGATATTACCCCAGTTGATACGCCAATCGTGAACGCAGACACAGAAACCCGAATCGTGATCGCAGTTGTACGGTGCCACATCCTCCGGGCGAACAGCCGGATAATCCGCAGGGTACGGTCCCGGACCCTGCCGGTTAGAGCTCTCGGGCTCGGGATCGACAGGGTACGTCACGTCGGCATCACAAACTGAGGGGCGATCACAGACATACGAGACAGCCGGTTGACCCCTAGGGTCTGCCACTCGTCGTCCAGAATCGTCAGCTTGCCCTGAGACAGGTCAGCTTGAAGCTGGTAGGTGTACGCGCCGTCGGTCTCCGACAGGTAGCCCTCCGGGTTACGCACCAGGCGCAGGACGGCGTCGGCCTCGATGTCGATCAGATCGGCTTCAAACGTCGAAGAGATCGCAGCCTGGGCATCCAGGTCGGGGATCCGACGCCGGATCATTCGTTCGACCTGCTCTAGCCTGCGCTCGATCAGAGTCATGACCTCAGGCTCAGGCTCCTTCGCCCACAGGGTTACAACGTCCTGAGCGGTCGCGTACGCCACGGGCTACTCCGCGTCTGCTGGCGCAGCCTTGGCGCGGGCGGTGCGTGGCTTGCGGGTGGGAGCGGGCTCGGAAACGTCAACCCAGTTACCGGAGTTGATCAACTCTGCCGCGTACTCGTCACCGACTTCGGCCACGCTGTTGTTGAGAACATTCCGAAGAATCATGTGAATCCTTTCAGATAGTCAGCGGGAGGGGCTCAGAAGAGCCCCTCCCAGCAAACTACGGGGTGACGACGTTGGTCAGTCGGACGAACGCCTGCGGGTCGTTGACGTGCAGCGCGTACTCGGCCTCCACACGAACCGCGACCATGTTGTGCTGCCACAGCGAAACGAAGTTGGGCGAACCAACGGTGCCCAAGTTCAGGGTCGCCTGGTCAGTCACGTCGTAGCTCAGACCGCCGATCTGGCCCCAGATGACCTGGGAGAAGTCGCCGGCGAAGCCGATCGTGGTGCCGTCCACGACGTGATCCGACAGGATCGTCGGGCGCGACAGGATGCGGCCCTCGCGGAACGGGGTCACCAGACCCTCGTAGGTGGACTCGATGAACAGCGGACGCCCGGAAGCGTCCTTAGCGCCGTTCAGGATCGGCTCAGCCACGTTGTCCAGCAGAGTGTGAGTCCACTTCTTACCGGAGTTCACCAGCAGGCCCAGACCGGTCACACCCAGCGCGTCGTACGCGTTGAGGTTGGACACACCAGCGCCGCCCGGGTCGGGAAGCGAAACCACCTTGGTGGTCTGGTTGATGAAGGTCGGGAACGGGCTGTTGGTGCCGTACAGCGCTGCGGCGTCGAACGCGAGAGCGAACGCGGTAGCCACCTTGGTACGCATGGTGCCCAGGTAGTTGGCGGGGTTGGCCCGCACGACTTCGGCAGACGCCACGAAGATCGTCGCGATCTTGTTGGGCGCGATCGTCTGCGAGGTCATGTTGCCCTTGGTGATGGGCTTCATATCGCCCTCACCCAGCCACGACGCCTGGACGTTACCGGTCCAGTGCGGGATCTTCTGGCCGGTCGGACCCATCGGGATCTTCTGGGCGAACCGCTGGACGATCGAGAACTTCTCCGCTTCTGCGAAATAGTCCGACGCCATCTCCGGGTCGAGGTACCCGGAGAACATGCTGTCGCCAGTCTGAGAGATCTTGGCGTGGTTAACTGCGTATGCTGTCCCTGCGGACATCGATTACTCCTTGATTTATCGTGCTCCCACAGCCGCTTTCAGCGCCTGGAGGATGGGGTCTCCGTTCAGAGGGAGCGGATCGCGTCCCCCGAACCCTTGGGTGGGATCGAACGCAGGACTCTTAGTCGAGAACCCGCCAGCGAGCTCGTAGGCAGCCTTAGCCGAAGCCTGGATAGACTCCGAATCGTTGCCCTGCAAGATACCGGCGAATGCCCGAACTTTGTCGCTAGGCACCTGCGCGTCGATGGTCACGTACAGCTTCTCCAACTCGATTCGCGCCTGCGCTAGCTCGTTCTGCAATTCGGTGAAAGCGGTGTCCTTAGCAGCCAACTCGGCCTGGTGAGCTTCGTTGACTTCCTTGATAGCCGCCTCAACAGCGTCCTTCTTCGCCACACGGGCGGCAGCAGCCTCGTCCCGAAGCGACTTGACGTACGCCTCATCGAACAACTTCGGCTGCGGTTCCAGCGGCTTACCGACCTCCGGGGTCTGGCCTTCGGTGCCGTCTGTGGTAGTGGTTTCGGACATGGTTATTAGCCTCCTGGGCTTGTTGATGGTTGAACCCACCTGGGGTTCAGGGTATTACGCAGCAAGTGCGTAGTTGTTCATGTTGATGTCGCCTCGCTCGAGGCGGCGTCGGAGCGCGTTCAACGTCTCTTTGTACTCGCTCTTGGTTCTAGCCTCACCAGACTCGATGAGACGGTTGGCCTCTAAGCCAGCATCAACCCAAAGCTGGAGAGCCCGCTCGCGGGCGTCCTTTCCGGGCCAGTTCTCCCCGTCGAACACAGGGACCACCATGCAATCGCATCCGGCGTGCCACTCATCGACGTACTCATCGACCTCTTCGCGGAACTTCTCTGAATCCCAGCCGACCTCTTTGTAGAGGTCGATCACGGTCTCGTCATCCAAGTTGATCCCGGCGGTATTAGCCTCGGCATACACCGGGCCACGGGAAATAAGCATCAGACACCAGGCGCATGTTTCGCGACCTGTCGCCACCCTCGCCCAACCCTGGACGATCTCAGTCTCAGGGTCGTTATCGACAGCGCCGATAATCTGACGCCGACCCGCCATCTCGACTTCGCGAACCGCCGTAAGAACAGTTTTGGTGACCGCTCTGCGAGGAGAGTCGGCCTGCGACATCTCCTTGCGGGCGGGTTCCATGTTCTTGACGAACCAATCCCACTGAAGCTCTGTCAGCAACCTCTCGTTGCGGGGGATCTCCGGGTGGTGGACGGCTCGCTGCGAGTCGTAGAAGACCCGGCCCAGATCGGCGGCTTCCGCGTACCGTCGTTGGACCTCGGGGAACAACACTTGTAAAAACCGGATCCACTCGCCAACGGCGAGGGCCGGACCTAGGAAAAGACTTGCCAGTCTCTGGACATACGTGGCAAGCCCGGCAGTCACAGCCGCCTGAGCGGCTGCGTACTCCTCGGGTGTCACGCCTTCTGCGCCTGACCCTTAGGGACAACCTCAGCCGCGACAGACTTGGACTTAGCGGCCTCGATCGGTTTAGCTCCCGCCCCGGTGCCGGCGGTCGGATCGGCCGCGTACATCGTGCCCATCAGACCCAAGCCCAGAGCGGCTTCCTCTTCGTCCCAGCGCCGCATCTCCTCGCGCTCCTTGATGGAGTAGCCCATGTCGATGCGGGCGCGCTCGCGGGGGATGATCCCAGTTCCGTTGCCGTACAGCTTCGTGGCAGCATCAGCCTTAGCCGCGTACGTCGGGGTAGACGGGTCGCGCCATATCGTCTCCATACGCTGCATGTCGGGCGGCACGTCACCGCCCTTCATCATCCGGTACGCGAGACGCATAGCTTCCTCCCACGCACCACCGAAGATCAGATTCTTGCGCTCCACCTTCTTGATGAGTCGAGACTCCGAAGCCCGGATCGCCTCGGCAGAGGCAGGGTTGTCCGCAGCCGTCGAAAGGTACTGCGGAGGCAACCCGGTATAAGCAGCAACCTGTTTCGCGATCTGATCGAGCGCGTTCGTGAAGTTGGCTAGCTCGGCGGCAGAGAACTGCTGGATCTTGCCGTCCGCATCCTCGAACGCGAGGATCCTCGCCAGGTAGGCGTCGAAGAACGTCTGACCGGTCTCGGAATCCACACCGATCTCTTCCGGCTTGATGCCGAAGATCAGCCGCTGCGGCACACCCATCAACTCGGCGGTCGCCTGCATCAGCATCAGAGTGCGGGCTGCTGCGTCGGTCATGGACCGAAGCTCGGGGGTGATCTCCGACGTGCCGTATAGATCCGACAGACGAGTCCGATTCGGCAGCGGCACAACAGGAACAGCCATCAGACCGTGTGTGTACTGGAACCACGGCATCCAGTCGCCGTCAGCTTTGTACCAGCCGAACGTGTCGTTCATCGTGTACAGAGTTGCGGCTTGGATCTCGTTGCCAGTCGAGTCATACGCTACCCGGATAGCTTTCGACACCTTGCCGATACGCGGATCGATCTCCGCGTACATCCGCGTAGGAGGCTCCACCCTGATAATCGGCACAGCAGGATCCCATCCGACATCGATATTCGGATCCGGTTGGCTGATCGTGATATACGATCGACCGTGGACGTACGCGTCGGTGTAACCCAGCGGCGCTTCGATGTCCAGGTTGTTAGCCTGCCACCACGCCCATAGTTCCTCGTCGGCCTCGTCGGCATCTCCCATACGGAAACCCTCGACAGCCTGACGCTCAGCGATCGAATCCACATACAGCCGTGGGTATCCGACGTGAGCCAACAGCGACTGCATCTGAACAGGTACCGTCACACCGATAGCCTCTGGCCGGCGCTCTGCCTCGTAGTAG